GGCGGTGACGTAGTTGATATCGAGCTAACACCATCTAATGTATACGCAGCTTATGAAGAGTCTGTTTTAGAGTATTCATATTTGGTCAATTTGCACCAAGGACAAAATGTTCTCTCGGATGTTTTAGGAAATGCTACTGGCACCTTTGATCATAAAGGCGAGCGAGTTTCTGGTCCTGAAAGTGTAAATCTTAGATATCCCCGCTTCCAAGTTACACCAGCACGAAACATTGGAGATGCTCTTTCAACGGCTGCAGGCTTTGGAGGCACTACTCCAATTTATTCGGCTTCTTTTGCGCCAGTAACCGATCAACAAGATTATGACTTACAAACAATTATTGTGAGTGCGTCTAATTCGGGAGTAGATCAACAGGGAAATGCGGTACCATATTCGGGGGCTGTTGGCGACAAGCGAGTTATTGTGACGAGGGTATTTTATCGCTCTCCTCGTGCGATGTGGCGTTTTTACGGCTATTACGGGGGTGTAGGGGTCGTTGGAAATTATTCCACATATGGGCAGTTTGCTGACGATTCTTCCTTCGAGATCATCCCCACATGGCAGAACAAGTTGCAGGCAATTATGTATGAGGATTCCATCTACACTCGAACGTCGCACTATTCATACGAAATTAAAGACAACAACTTAAGATTGTTCCCTGTTCCCAGTTATTGGGGGTTTGATGAAGCGTCTCGCTTCTGGGTTGAATTTTTTGTTGATATGAAAAACGCATGGGATAAGAATGCAGACTATGAGGATGGTAGAGAGGGAATCAATAACTTGAATACAATTCCTTTTGATAACTTACCTTATATCAACATTAACTCTATCGGGAAACAGTGGATTCGAAAATATGCTTTAGCTTTATGCAAAGAAATGTTGGGACAAATTCGTGGCAAGTTTACGACGATGCCTATTCCTGGCGAAAGTGTTACTTTAAACCATGCAGAATTGTTGAGCCAAGCAAAGGAGGAACAAACAGACCTCAAAGATAAATTGATGGAGATTCTTGACAAGGTGAAGTACAANGAACTGGCCAAGATTGATGCTGAAATGACGGATGCTGCCGTGGAGACTCTTAAGAATTCTCCGCTGCCCATATTTGTAGGTTAAACTAAATGAGCAATGAATGGAAAAGACCAGAGAACCCGCCTCCTCCACTCTTTTTCGGAGAGAAGGAACGCGATCTTGTTAAACAGGTTAATGATGAATTAATTGAAAAAGTTNTCGGACAACAAATTCTTTATTATCCCATTGATTTAGAGAGAACCGATTTTCATCCATTATACGGAGAAGCAATAGAAAAAACATATTTGCCCCCTGTACGCGTTTATGCGCTTGTAGAGTTTACGGACTACTCGACGGAGTACATGGACAATGCCGCTGTTGATAAAACTTGGGAGATTAATGTGCACTTCCACAGACGACGCCTCACCGAAGATCAAAATTTATATGTCCGTGAAGGTGATTTTGTTTTATATGGATCTTATTACTATGAAATAGTTAAACTGTCGGAACTCAAAAAGCTGTTTGGCCAAGTCGAGCATAGTTTTGAGATTGCTGCAAGATGCCGCCGCGCAAGGAAGGGATTATTCGATGCTACCTGATGATTTTGATTTTGCGATGATCCCTTCGGGCTCTAATCTTAAATTGAGCGAAATAGGAATGCTGGGATCCAACATTGAGACTATAGATTATGCGCTAGTTTCATGGCTAAAAGAGGATCTAAGGCTCTTCGCTCAGACTAATGAAGGACACACGCAAGTGCCGGTTCTGTGGATAGCCCCCGAAAGAGCATATCAAATCAAGCACGATAAAGCCCTGCGGGACGATGGGGGAGCCTTGAAGCTTCCTTTACTTAGTGTAGAGAGAACGAACATTACCAAAGATCCTGCGCGCAAAGGCGCCTTTCAGGCACAAATTTATTCTGAAGATAGAAACGGACGCACAGGGAGAATGACAATTGCCAAACGAATAGTGCAAGATAAGACAAGGAACTTTGCAGTTGCAGGCAATATCCGTAATGCTAACTACGCTTCAGGATCTGGGCAACGGTATTATCCAAGAAAAAACAAGAAAATTGTAATTCAATCATTGTCAATCCCTATCCCGGTTTATGTAAATGTGGAGTACAAGATCACACTTAAAAGCGAATATCAATCTCAAATGAATAGTTTGTTACAGCCTTTTATGACGAGAACGGGACAAATCAATGCCTTTGTTTTAAAGCGAAATGGGCACACTTACGAAGCTTTTATTGAGCAAGGGTTTACACATAATAATAATGTTGCTACTTTAGACGAAGAGTTGAGACTCTTTTCGTCGGATGTTACTCTTCGAGTATTGGGATACTTAATTGGAGAGGGAGAGAACGATGATCGCCCCATTGTGAGAGCGGAGGAAAACATCGTTGAAATTAGTTTTCCTCAAGAGGGGCTAGCCGGGAAAACTCCCGACGGCTTCTACATTATCAGTTCCTGAAGTGAAAGTTGGAATTTATTCCAGTTACTGAAGCTTTTTGAAATACAAAATACTATTTAAAGTATAATTGTGATGCCAATTAAATCCATTTTTTAAAGAGAGGAACCACCAATGTCAGTCAAGAATTTTAAATTTGTATCTCCTGGAGTGTTTATTAATGAAATTGATAACTCCTTTATACCCAAAGCCGCGGAAGCCATAGGCCCCGTTGTTATCGGCCGCTCCCAACGAGGATTGGGAATGACCCCCATTAAGGTTGAGTCATATTCCGAATTTGTGGAAATGTTTGGAGACACAGTTCCTGGCAATGCNGGTGGCGATATTTCTCGTTATGGCAACTTTCAGTCTCCGATGTATGGAACGTATGCGGCAAAAGCCTTTTTAAACGCCAACGTCGCACCCCTCACTTATGTTCGACTTCTCGGACAGCAAGATTCAGCAGCCGAAGCCGGCACCGCTGGACCAGCTGGGTGGGAAACACTTAATGATGCTACAGTCAAAATCAGTAGCAGCGGAGGTGCTTATGGTCTCTGGGTATGGAATGCATCTTCCTCGGTACCCAATAACGTGCTGCCTGGAACAGGATCGCTTGCAGCCGTATTCTATGTCAACTCAGGATCTTCGGTTTATCTTAGTGGTACGGTGTGTGGCACCGGAAGCATTAAATCGGCAAGCAATGCCTATATCGCTAGTCCTATTCAAGAGGGTGTCGGCGTTGTTATTGCGTCTACTTCTGATGGTCTTTTCACTGCACGGGTCACCGGCACCATCGACGGTGCCGGTCACAGTAACAAGTTTACTTTTGGCTTTGATGACTCGCAAGAGAACTTTATGCGTAAAGTTTTCAATACTAACCCCCAGCTTGTTAGTACTGCCGGCGCTTTTTATCCAAGCGCAGCGTACAAGACCTATTGGTTAGGAGAGTCATATGAACAAACTCTGCGAGATAACAGCCAGGTTGGAAGCCAAATGGCCGGCGTTATTCTGCCTATAGCCTTAGCATCCACTGCTGGCACAGGACCACATGACAAGCGCCAGGGATCTCAAGAGGGTAAAACCGGATGGGTGATTGGTCAGGCTTTAACTTCTGCCGATTATTCTCCCGAAGCGATGCCGAAGCTTTTCCAATTAAAGGGACGCGGTCATGGCGGCTGGCTCCACAAGAATTGCAAGGTCACCATCGAGAGAATAAGAAGGTCTACTCTGTCCACTAGCGATTACGGCTCTTTTTCTGTGGTAATTCGTAGAATTTCTGATCATGACGGTGCCCAAGAAGTGATGGAAAGATTCGATCTTTGCGATCTTGATCCTAGGAGCACTAACTTTGTTGCCCGCAGGATCGGGGACAAATACGCTAGCTGGGATGCTACCGCGCGCCGGCTTAAGGAGTATGGCGATTATCCCAACCAGTCCAAATTTGTATATGTTGTGATGAATTCAGACGTTGAAGCGGGCGCAATGAACCCCGTAGCGCTGCCCTTTGGTTATTATGGGCCCCCACGTTTCAGTGGCTCCACTGATTTGACCACAGGCTCGGCGGGCGGTGCCACATACTTCTATTCTGGCTCAACTAACGGTGTCGGTCTCGTCTCCTCATTGGGCATCGGCGACCTCACTGTCGGAGCTTTTAAGTTTATGTTATCGGGCGCCGTTTCTATGCAAACAAGTTCCTTCTTCGACAAGGATTTAACGGGTTCTCTAATCTTCCCCACGGTGCGACTGCGGGCCTCCTCTTCCGATGGCGGACTTTCCGATCCAACTGTCGCTTCGTTTGGAATGCAAACCACGCGAACTGCGACCGATACGACTTTTGATTCGAGTGTGCCAGATTTCCACAACCTTCTTAAGAAGGGCTTTACTGGCGGCGGCGGTGATGGAAGCGCAGATGGAATTGACAATGCTGCTTATGTATTCAGCCTAGATGACGTTTGCCGTAGCGGGTCTACTTCTACTTATTTCTGGAGATCTGGCTCGAGGGCTGGAGGCACCAGTGTGAGCTATTCGGGATCTTATACCACCCTTTTGGATGCAGGCTACGATAGCTTTACGATGCCTTTCTTCGGAGGATTTGACGGATTTGACATCAAGGTGCCAGATCCAATGTATAACGGGGGTATACCAAGCACCCCGACGAATGAAAACAGTTCCACTTATAACACATGGAGGCAAGCCATGGACTTGGTTGCCGATCCTGAGGCAATTAATATGAATATGTTGTGCCCCCCAGGTCTCACTCAGACAGGACTGACTGCACATGCAGTTAATGTTTGCGAAGAACGTGCAGATGCTCTGGCACTCATTGATCTTCCAAGTGTATATCTTCCTGGTTCTGAGCAGTATGATTCCGGCAACAAATCTAATCGGATCAGCACCACGCCTCAAGCAGCTGCCACCGCTCTGCGCAATCGCAGAATTGATTCAAGCTATGGGTGTACTTTCTATCCTTGGATTCAGACTCAAGATGAAAGCAGTGGGCGTTTGGTGTGGGTTCCACCCAGTGTTGCAATGATGGGCGTTTTGGCCAGTTCGGAACGTTCTTCCGCAATCTGGTTTGCCCCGGCAGGCTTTAACCGCGGCGGTCTTACAGACGGTGCGGCTGGAATTCCAGTTTTGCAAGTTTCCGAAAGGCTGACCTCAAAGCAGCGGGATACGCTATACGAATCAAACATTAATCCTATTGCTTCTTTCCCCTCTACAGGGATTGTAGTCTTCGGACAGAAGACGCTTCAAGAGCGCCAGTCTGCTCTAGATAGAATTAATGTGAGAAGGCTCGTTATCTTCTTGAAGAAGCAGATTTCGATTCTCTCTACGAAGGTTCTATTTGAGCAGAACGTTCAATCCACTTGGGATAGATTTAAAGCACTCATTGAGCCGCTTTTGATGAACACCGTAACCGGATTCGGCATCACAGACTATCGCCTCATTCTTGATGAGACCACTACAACCCCTGACTTAATCGATCAGAACATCTTGTATGCAAAGATCATGATTAAGCCCGCGCGCGCCATCGAATACATCGCGATTGACTTCGTGATTATGAACACCGGCGCATCTTTCGATGATTAAAAAGATATGAGGGAGAATTTTCTCTCTCATACTATTTAAAATAGAACACATATAGGAGAATTAATATTATGGCATTCTGGGCAGATAATTTCGCAGACAGTGAGAAGACACTTGAAGATCCAAAAAG